CAAGCTATTAAAGAAAAAATAAATAGAGAATATAAAGAATTAAAACCTAAACCTAAAAAAGAGTATTGCCCTTTTTAAATTAATTAATATATTAGTAAAAAAATTAAATAATATTTTTAACAAACAACAAAATGATAATTGATTTTAATAAAGAATTAGACAAATTAAATTTGGTAAGAACTGGTAAAATTAAAGAGGGGTTAAAATTAGGGTTGCCAATATTGGATGAGCATTTACGTTTTAAATATGGAAATTTCAACGTAGTCTTAGGACACGCAAACGTTGGTAAAACAACAACTATATTATACGTTCAACTTTTATTTACTTTAAAGCATAAGATAAAATGGCTTGTTTACAGTTCAGAAAATGAAGCTTATACTTTAATAAGAAAATTAGTTGAATTTATGACTGGTTTACCTATTAATAAAATAGATGAAGATACGATGCAAGAAAAAGCTACATTTATAAACGAACATTTTAAATTTATAGATGCTTCAACGCCTTATACCTATAAAGAACTTTTAACACTAGCTGGACATATAAAAGATGCTTGGTCGTATGATGGTTTTATGATTGACCCATATAATAGTTTAAACCTAGATAGAAACGTTTTAAAAGGTATTAGCGAGCATAACTATCATTATGAGGTAACAAGTGAGTTTAGAATATTTTGTAAAACTAGAAATGTTAGTATATGGTTAAACGTACACGCAGTAACAGAAGCATTAAGAAAAAAACATAGTGCAAGTCATTTTTATGCAGAGCATCCAATACCTCCAATGGCAAGTGATGCAGAGGGTGGTGGTAAATTTGTAAATCGTGCAGATGATTTTTTTGTAATTCACAGATATACGCAGCATCCATCTGATTGGATGTATTCAATGATTCACACTAGAAAAATAAAAGATACAGACACAGGTTCTAGGCCAACGCCAATGGATGAGCCAATAAAATTAAAAAGCATATTAAATAACGTTGGTTTTGAGATTAACGGAATTAATTTAATTAATAAACTAGAATATAAACAACAAGAAGTACCATTTTGAAAACATTAATAGAATTAGCCTACAACAAACACAAAGACTGGATAAACATTGTTAAATCATTTGGTTGTAATGAAAGTTATGCAGAAGATATTGTACAGGAAATGTACATACAATTGCATTTAGATACACAAAAAGGTATTGATTTTAGTTATGGAGAAGATATAAATCACTATTACTGTTATAAGCTTTTAAGAGGAATATATTTAAACATATTTAAAAAAGAAGCAAGGCAAATAAAAGTATATTTAGAAGATGTAGAAATTAATTACAAAGAAGAATTAGGTATTGACGAAAATCAATGGAGTAAAACACGGAAAAAACTTGACAAAATTTTAGATAAAATTTATTGGTACGACAAAAAAGTATTTGAAATTATAGCATCTGGCACGAGTATAGCAAAATTAAGCAGAGATACAAAAATTAGTTATGTATCACTATACAACACATACAGAAACACTAAAAACCATATACAAAATGAAATTAGGTAATTTAGTTTATTACATAACATATTATACTGGCATACATTGGTTAGTAAAAAAAACATTTAAAATATTTGGCAAAGATTGCGGATGCGATAAAAGACGAGATGAATGGAACTCATTATAAAAATTATGACAGAAGAAGATAAAATAAATTGGAAAAAATTTAAAGAAAATTTTAATCCAAAAAGATTTCAAAAAACTGAATTAAAAATAGTTTATGAATTACACGCTAAAATATTCAATCATAAATACCAAGAATTAAAATCTTGTAATTGTGGAAATAACGACAAACAAAAAATTGCAATTTGGATAAAAGAACTAGATGAGCAATATATTAAATAAAACACACAACTTAGAACGAGCAGTTATTCATTTGTTAAACTTAGATGGATGGGATTTAAAACATTCTGGAGATGGTTTCCAATATTATGATGCAATTGGTAAAACACCCAAAGGGGTGGATTGTGTTATTGAAATGAAATTCAGAAAAAAGTATTATGATGAAAAAATTATTGAGGTTGCAAAATACGACAACCTGATAAACACAAATAAAGTCGCTATATATTTTGTAAATGATGAAAAAGGAAATTATATGTTTTGGCTTAATAATTTAAAAGATTTAAAAGTTAAAGATATGTATTGTCCGGATACAACAATGTGGACTAAAAAAAAATTGTTAAAACCTTGTTATTTATTAAAAGAAAGTGATGCAGCAATTATTAATCTAAATGAACCAGATACAAAAGGAATTTGGGAAGATTATTTTAAAAGAGTAGGAAAATAAAATAAAAAGCTTTGTTATTAACATTTTTTGTTTATATTTGTAAAACAATTTAAAACAAAACAAAATGACACACAAAATTTTACCAACAGGATTGCACGCTATTATAAGAAATGGCAATGTAGAAATTTACACAGAAAAAGAATATCAGCATTTAGAATGGTGGACTAAAATAAGATTAAAGTATAATTTCTAATGACAGAACTACAACGCAAAAGTTATATTTTATGGTTTAGTTGGTTAGGAGATAAATTATTGGAATGGTCGGATGCTAAGCCTACAAATAAAGATATAAGAAATTGTATTAAATCAACAAGGGAGATTGGTTTTTATGTTAATCAATTGGAAACTGAAAACCAGATATACATTAAACGAATTTCACTTTTAAGAAGTGATAAAAATAACGCAGTAGAACGAGCAAGGAAAGCCGAAGAACAAATTGAAATATTAGAACAAGAAATAAACAAACTAAAACAAATATCAAAATTATGAATTATTACGATGAAATTGACCCAATAGGGGAAGAAAAAAACGAGTGCTTACATTGTGGTTACGAATGTAGTGGTGCTTATTGTTCAACTGCTTGCAAAAACTACGATTTACAATGATACGATTATTAGATAACAAAGATTATAATAAACAGGAACTACTTACTAGAATGCAAGATGATTCTTTTTATTATGGAGAATTAAACAAATTAGCATTAAGTTCTTCATCACTTAAACAATTATTATCTAGTCCAAAGACTTATAGTTATTCATTAAAATACGGAACGCCAGAAAGTCAGCCATTAAGAGATGGATGGCTATTTCATACCGCTATATTAGAACCAGATGTTTTTAATGCACAAACTTTTGTAGATGTACAAAGTAAAAATACAAAAGCATATAAGGAAGCAAAAACAGAATTAGGCAAAGTATTTACTATTAAAGAAAAAAACGATGCAGAACGTTTGGCAGATGCTTTTTTTAGAAACGAACACGCATTGCAATTAATAACTAAATGTGATTTTGAAGTACCAGCAATTGATACAATAATGGGGTTTCCATTTAGAGGTAAAGCAGATGTATTAGCAAGTGATAGAATAGTAGATTTAAAAACTACTAGTGATATTAAAGGCTTTCCTTATGCAGCCAAAAAATATGGTTATGATGTACAATGCTATTTATATTGTCAATTGTTTGGAAAAACATACGACCAGTTTAAATTCATAGCATTAGACAAAGGAAGTTTAGACATAGGTATATGGGAATGCAGCGAAGATTTTTATTTTACTGGAGAAGAGAAAGTAGAAAAAGCAATTAATTTATATCAGCAATTTTTTATTGATGGTGCAGATTTAGATAGTTATTGTTTAACAGGAATATTATAATAATGAAAGCAACATATTTAAGATATGACAGTGGCAAAGATTATGATGTTATAGATATTATAAAAGATTATGAGTTAAATTTTAATCGTGGTAATATTTTAAAATACATTATAAGAGCTGGTAAAAAAGATAATGAAATACAAGATTTAGAGAAAGCACTAGATTATTTGACAAGGGAAATTAATCATTTAAGAAACGAACAAAAAAAATGGATAGAACAACAGAAATAACAGATAGACATTTAAACTACTTAAAAGTAGTAATATTATCACAATTACTTTTAGAAGCTAATGATGAGTTAAAAGGCTCACAAGCTTATAAGCAAAATATAAAGCTTCAAGTTAATAGAACCAGCGAAATGTTAGAAAATGTTTTTAAAAACGATTATACGATAATTTACGCTAACAATCCAGAAATATGCACCAATGTATTAAATAAAATAGATATGCTCGTAAACAAGCTAAAAAGTGCCTCTATTGATGAGTTAGTAATGATTGATGCGATAGTAGATAAGTATTACGATAACCAAGAATGGTTTATAAAACACGAGAACGCAGAATTTTTAAAACTGAATTAATGACACCAAAAGAAAAAGCAGAAGAATTATATAATAAATACATAAAATATTGTAATGAATTATCTCACGATAAAAATAAAGTATTATGTAAGTTAATGGTAGATGATTGTATTAATGAAACTTTAAAATATGCTGATAAAAGAAGTATTTTATTTTTAGAACAAGTTAAACAAGAAATTTATAAATTGTAGATTATTATAAATAAAAAAATATAAAATAATAATATTATGAAAGCAAACGTAAAAATTAAAAAAGTTAAACCAGATTATTACGAATTAACAATTAAAACATATAAAGATACTTTAACAGGTATTTTTGAACGAAGCGAATTAAGAGAAATAATAGGAGTAATAGATAACGAAATATGAACTTAGAAACGATTACCAATATAATAAAAGAAGAAACTAATATAAACATATTAGAGAATACAAGACAAAGAGAATTTATTGAATTACGTTCAGTTGCTAATAAATATATGAAAGAGGAACTAGATTATACGCAGCAACAAATCGCAGATGACTATATACGATTAGGAAAAAAAATAAAACGATTATCAGTAAGACACTCAATAAACAACTATGAAGTATATTCTAAGTATAACATTAAGTTAAACAAAGTATATAACAGATTGTTATTATACAATGCAAAGAAAGCAAATGTAATAAAGTTTATAAAAAACCTCAATGAAGATGAGATAGAAAAAGTAAACAATTTCATTAATTTAGAAATGGCTTTTTAAAAAAAATAATTAACTTTTGTTTATATATTAATAAAGAATATAATGAACAAAACTGTACAACATAAAAAAGCATTAATAGAAGCACTTGAAAAATCTTTGGGAGTTGTAACAACTGCTTGTAAAATAGTTGGAGTAGGTAGAACTACATTTTACGGATGGTTAAAAGACGATCAAGAATTTGCTAACGAAGTAAATGATATACAAAACATAGCTTTAGA